GGGGTATTTCACCTCCAAGATCGGCTGGCCCTGTGATGCTTCTACGATTTCATCGAGCGCATCCAGCTTCTGATCGTGGAGGTGAAATACCCCTCCGTTGTCATCGTAGACTGCTCCGTTTGCCATCTGCAATAACTTCCCGGAGAGCGTTGCTGCTGACTCGCCAATGACTGCTGAGTCCATGTTGTCAATTGTGTCCAACTTGGAATCCAAGAGAGGTAGCACTTTATCCCTTTCAAACTGATCATAGATCTTTCTCTCTTTCCTAGTCATCCGGACTCGAACTTCATTTAATATTATCGGAGGTATTTCCAACCAATCCTCTTTGCTCATAGACAAGCATATATCAGATAGCCTCCGGTCTATCTTCTCCTTCGCTCCAGTCCGCAGCTTGTACTCATAAACAATGTATCCGTTATGCGCTCCGGCATAAAAGAACTCCTGTCGATATGAGCCAATAAATCTGCCGAGTCTTTCGCCATTATCGATGAGATAAATCTGCGCCCACAGATCCATATACCCATTAGATGCCGGTGTTCCGGTCAAGCCCCAGACATAATCGCATTGCCTGATCACCCGCCTAATCATCTTAAACCGCTTTGCCTGTGGGGATTTGAAACTGGATAGCTCATCAATGATAACCATGTCATACGGCCAGATCCCATTATGGTATTCCACCAGCCACTGGACATTCTCCCGGTTAATAACATAGACATCCGCTTCTTCTTCCAGTGCTGCTATCCTTTCAGACTTAGAACCAAGAACTCTGCTTACCCTCAGGTCATGTAGGTGATCCCATTTTTTCTGTTCAGCTGACCAAGTGGATTCTGCCACGCGCTTCGGAGCTATGACTAAAACCTTTTCTACCCGGTAGTCATCGATCAATTCCTTGACTACAGTTAATGAAGTGACTGTTTTACCAAGACCCATGTCCAGGAACAAAGCGCAGTGGGAATGAGTGCGGAGAAAGTCCATTGCTATAAGCTGGTAGGGTTTAGGTTCGAACTGCATTCTTCCTCAACTCCTGATGAAGTCTCGCATGTTCACTTCGAGTCATAACCATCAAATTAGATGGGTCATTGTTATGCCGATCTAGATCAATGTGATGTACTACCTCGTCCGGAAGTAAAGGTCTTCCTAGCATTTCTTCTGCAATCTGAATATGAACCTTCTTACCTCTAAGTTTATAATAGCTACGACCATCTCTATAAGCCGGGTTCTTATCTCCAATATGGCTTTCACTAATTTTCACTTTAGTTTCTTCAGATCTTACAGATCCTAAATTTAGTCTGCCTATATCTTTTAATTGGCAATCCCTACAACAATAATTATGTTCTGTTATATCACCCGGTTTTTTGTTAAATTCTTTACCACAATAATCGCATACCACAACTGGACGCTGCTGCCTTCTCTTCTCTTTGAAGCAATCTATCGAGCAGAAATTGTGCTTTGTTCTTTTTACTTCTGCTAATGGTTTGTCAAATTCAATTCCACAACACTCACATATTACTTTCATTCTCTACTTGACTCCACCTTCTTCATGATCTCCTGCACAAGTTTGATCCTGTCTTCTATAGGTGTATACTTCAATGCCGGGAGACCAAGCTTATTTCGTACATAAGTAATGTAGGAGGTGTATGAACCTAGTTCATCAGCAATGCCTCTATCAGACTCTGCGTTTATATACAGATCGAGTACAGCTTTTTCTGTTTTTGATAGCTTATTATGATTCACACCGGATCTGTTTTGCCTCGGTTTAAAAATCCTATCTGCGAATTTAGCGGATGCCTCCGGATGATCGAGACAATTAATGCACTTAGGATAAGGACAATTAAGGCACAACTGGATATTCTCATAGCTGTCACCGACATACTCCTGGAAGACAGCGTGATCCATGGGCTTCTTCATACCCCATCCCTCATCTGTATCTTATCCTTCCACTGCTGCACAAAGCGCCTCCGGTCGATCATAGGAGTATGTTTAAGGACAGGAAGACTTAACTTCGTCCGGCTGTGCTGTACAGATGCGGCATTTACTCCGATCTTTAAAGCTATGTCAGCATCGCTTTTAGAATGTACATAGTTATCAAGAACAAGTATGTCCGTCTTACTCAGCTTTAATCCATCCGCACAGGGAACACGTCGGATCATAGCGAGGTCAGCTCCCTGGGGAATGGCTTCCAGACAGTTGGTGCATTCCTTATATGGGCAGCTGAGACAAAGCTTGATGCGATCAGGTGTATCACCTATATAATCTTTTTCAAAAGTTCTTCTTTTGGAAGCCACTTAACCATCTCCTCTTCCGTATAGCTTATCCATTCTCTCCTTAACTTCCTCCACGAGTTGCTCTCGTATGTGCTTTGGAGTACGTCGTATAACCGGAAGCCCAAGACTTGATCTTGCCTGTCTCACTGTGCCGGGCTGTAATGTTGAATGGCTTGCTATGTCCTTGTCATCAACCGATGTTACATAATACTGAAGTACTAACTTTTCTGCCGGAGACAACCCTTTCTTTGGTCGGCCACCGTGGGTCCGTCTCATCGTCCTCTTACCACTCGGAGTTCCATGCTTGCTCCTAACGTCAAGGCAATTCACGCATTTAGGGAGCGGACAGTTCAGACACATGTTGATCATCTCGGTATTATCACCAACAATAAATGCCACTTAACCATCTCCTCTTACCTTATAATCTTTCATCGCATACAGCAGACAAAGATCGGAGCAATAATAAACATTGTTATCCATCTCATAGCGATCATCGTAGGACCAGATTTCCTGGCCGCATATATCGCAATGCCCTACCAGATAGGGACCTTCCGGATCTATTGTCATAGTTGTCAATCCTTTCTATAACTGGAACAGTAGTAGCCATCCGCATTGAGCGGGAGGCCTTCCATCCACGGAGCTCCTTTGCACATCAGCTGGATAGCTTCTTCCAAAGTTCCATGGTCAAAGGGATCTGTGATAATAACTTCATCGTGAACCGTGGCCCGGACATCATATCCGGCTTTGTCCAGATTGAAGAGTGCTTCCTTGAGGCAGTCTCTTGCGGTGGCCTGGATGAGATTTTCTGTTAACTTCCCACCGAATGTCTCGGTACGTTCCCACTTACGTGTCGTCTGGTTCATGCTCATGTAGGTCATCGACGGACGACCCCATCTGTCCTGACCCATAGCCGCTCCCCAATAGGCTATCCGTCTTCCAGAGGGGAGAGTCATCCACATCACCCCGTCTTCCATGTCAAATCGGATATGACCGACAGTGGAGATCGTAGGTCTACCTTTTTTAATACATCGGATGGCAGCGTCCTCTAGAGATTTCCATAGCGCGGTAATATGCGGTGAAGCTTCTCTCCACTTGGATACCAGATCGGACATTTCTTCTTCGGACATGCCCATCTTGTCAGCACCGAAGTTCTTCATGGCTCCTACGCCACCGCCGTATCCGCAATTGTGGACGAGTCTTCCCGATACGGTGTAACGATGATGTCTTCCGGCATTTCGTATGTCATAGACTCTAGCCTTGCCTTTATACTGCGCCAGTTCTTTCTCCTGTCGTATACAGCATCCTGAGCCTGTTGAATAATTTGCTCCCTTGAGTAGCCCTCTGATAGTTTCCGTATCACTACTGTCTTTGCATATGGCCAGTACTGCTGATCCCATCTTGACAACACACATCGTCTCTGATTTATACAGTTCGTCTTGTGAGTAGCCCAACGGAGATTCCCCGGAGCATAATCCCCATTCGTATCTATCCGGTCTATCTCCATACTCCGATCCGGTAAACCCAGATTGTCTATCATCCAGACTCCAGCTGTTATCACACTCGGGAATTCGAACTTGATACCCCTCGCTCCGTAGTTTTTGTACCCTTTGTCCTTCGGATTCTCGCATCTCTGCTTCGCTGCGGTCAGTCTCCGATCCAACCATTTTGGGATCTTGCGTGGCGCTTCGGAGCAATTCTGACAGCCTCTGGACAAACCCCGCTGAAGGGCATTCAAATTTGTCCAACCCACGTACCCACACCCAGTGCATTCCGTAAGAACGTAGCAGTGATTCCAGTTCGCGTTCCATCTCTTCTCTGGCCCTATTATTCTCACCCAGCCGTATTGTGTTCCAACCATCCCCGGTTTGTATGATATGTGCGCCGCAGGCGGCGGCGACTCCAAAGTGTATCGGCCACGTCTGCCCCTCGACGAAGACGAGGTGGTCTGCTGTTGCTGTGAGTCCTTCGTATTCGTAGACATCTTTTACTCCTTTGTATATAACGCCTTCGTGTTCGACCCAGTCTTCACCATCCCAGACTCTCATCTCGGTAGTAACATCTTGAATAGGAACGAGGCCATGATCGGTAAGAACAAGCTGGTCTTCAGCTATGCAAGCAAGTTCAATGATCTTACCTTTTGCTCTGAGTTCTCCATTGATGCCGTGCTTAACGACAGGTACATGAAATGCTCGGCTGGCTGATGCGCAGTAGATATCCTCACCCTCGGAGAAAGCTTTTATTCTCCACTCTTCATTAGCTATCCAGGCGATAACTCTCGCTTCGATAGCACTGAAGTCCGCCACGATCAATCGGCTATTCTCTTCCGGTATTATCATGGTACGGATCAATGCGCTCAACGCACTCTGGACTTTCGGATACATACATTCAAAGTCTTCCTCATCTCCGAGCATCGCCCACATCCTTGCGTCGTCCAGATCTGGAAGGGAGTCATGCGGGAGGTTCTGAAGCTGCACTAATCTTCCTGCCCACCGCCCGGTTGACGCTCCGTAAAATTGAAATGTTCCTCGCACATGATTGTCTTCACAACAGGAGCGAAGGAAAGCTTCATACTTTTTATTACTACTCTTACTGAACTCTTCTCTCAGCTTGAGGACTTCCTTGGTCTGGTCGGCATTCAGAGAAGCATACACATCAGCGATGCTTTTCTTGTTTAAAGAAAGAACCTCAACCCCTTCCTGTTCTTCCAACCACGCTTTGATCTGCGATGTTGAGTTTGGATTCTCCAGCCCGGTCAGTTGTTTGCAATGGGCAATCAACTCTTCCCGGTACTGGTTACCAATCTTGATAGCATTTTCCGCAAGCTTCGGCTCGATGCGAACCCCACGATCGTTCATCTTCTGGTCCAGACACCAGAGCTTTTGTTCTGAGAAGTCCGGCCTCCACTTCAGTAAACGCTGGCGGATCGTGTTCTCCGTCTCAACATCTCTCCGGTTATACTCGACGAATGTAGCCCACTTCTCTGGAGCATCCTCCGGTCTGTTCCGTGTTCTCCCACCATTAGCTTTAGTAGGCTTGCACGGCTGACAGAAGTACCGGATAAGCTCTTTGCCTTCCTTCATTTTTGCTTTGTCTTCCGGCAGCTCCAGCGCTGCACCGACTCCGGCAAGGGAGAGGGGAAGACCACAGGACGCAGAGAGGATCATGGTGCATGACCATTGCTCAGGCTCGCAATACCGACCGAACCACTTAGTCAGACAGGTGCGTTCGAAGGCTGCGTTGAAGGCAGTCTTCTCTACCTCCGGATCGTAAAGCCAATCAACTATCTCAGTAGGGACTCCATCATTCCTGGTCATATCGATTACTGTGACAGGACCATAGTCACAGGAGTAAGCAAAGAGCAGGATCTCAAAGTCATCGGACTCGACGTAACGATGTGCGCCACACTTACCAATATCAACAGAACTATAGGTTTCCAGATCGCAACTGAGTGTATGCGGTTTTAACTTATCCATCTATACTGCTCACCACCTTGGCCACTTCAAATATTTTTCGATTCTCGTCAACCCATTGTCTTCTAAAGAACGGAACGGACGCAAAATACTTGCAGCAGTCCTCGCCCTTATGAGTCTTTGCATATTGAAAAAAGACTTTGGACGGCAAGCCGAAGATATCTCCAAGTTCGTTAGGAGTGATAAAAACCAATGGGTCAAGCATCGGTAAGGGATGATCGCCGAAAGAATAAACAGGTTTAATCTCTTCTGGAGCTTGCTCTTTAGTATGCGGCTCAATGGTACATCCACCGAGGTAGGCTATGTTCCACTCTGGCTGTAGCATTGTAATCAGCATCTCTTCTGCACGTTTTCGACTCGCATTGTTTTCTATCTCTATGAATTCCCATCTATCAAAACTGCTCTTGAGAACACCGTTGCATTTTTTCCCGGCTGTATGTTCTGCGATTCTACGATAGATGTCTTTCGTCTCTCCAATATAGACTAGATTATTATCTTTAAATAAGAAGTAGACACCGGCTATCCTCGGCTTCATATTGCCTCCGCCTTTTCGAACACCTGCAGCATCTTCGGAATCTGCATAGCAAACCAATCTATCTCGCATTCGTCATGGCCGTATGTGGAGTGGTACATGTTCTGAGCGAGGCCAGACTCATAGAGGAAAGCATGAATAATCTCATGCCGCTTAACCTCTTTGAGGTAAGAATCATAGTCCTTCAGATCATCGAGCTCACCAAAAGTATCTTCCGGAATATAGATCGTCTTAATGCTGCGATCAGTGTATCCATCGACCGTTTCAAACATCGGATCAGATTCTCTGGGGATGATCTTCATCTTCCACTTGGAGCCGAGGATATTTAAGTTATATGTTTTCATCACAGCTTCTCCTCCGGATGATTCCTCAGATAGTACTCAACGGCATTCCTCTCATCCTTCTTCTTAGGAATCATGACGATACCAAACTTGCGGTACTGCTTCTGACGCCACTCGTTTTTTCTCATTGCTTCTCTGTCTCTTTGTTTCTTTTTCATTATTTCCCTACCTTTTAAATAGAGTAATGCCGGAGAGGGGACTCGAACCCCTATGGATTTCTCCCTCAGATTTTAAGTCTGATGCGTCTTCCAATTGCACCACTCCGGCGTAGGCGGCTTTCTGAGCTAACCTTTCGTCACACTGCGTACGTCAGTGATCATCCTCCGGTATCACACAGCGTTGTCATTCTTCTCTGAGGGGAACCGCTACCGCTCAGATCATCCGGGCGCTACCCGGCCTCTGGTACTCCGGGAAAGAATTGAACTTTCATCGAGCGATTATAAGTCGCCAACTCTTCCATTGAGCTACCGGAGTGGGTGTGCGGGATTTCCACCCGCGCGGCTTGGTTTCAACCTGCGACTCTACTGGGAGCCAGCTGCCATGAGGTAAACGAAAGGAGGTGGGGGCTCGCGTACCCACCGACATAGTGGCAGAGCCAGTTACCGATCTATGCCCACAATGATCTTGAAAGAATACCTGACTGCCATTGGACTCCGCGACAAGTCCGGCAATAGATACATAAGCAGGGCTGACAGGATTTGAACCTATTCTCCCAGAGTCAAAGTCTGGTATGCTGCCGATTACATAACAGCCCCATAAAACGGGTGGGTTATCCCACCCAAGAGGATCAGCCGAGGTCACCCCAGGAATCATCAGAGGATTCACGGCTACCGGAAAGACGAGTATCATCTCTTGTCTTGATCAGATTGCCGAGGCTTACACCGACACCCTTATTACCGGGGGCATTGTAGGGATACAACGTGAGTACCACACCACCCCAGCAACCGGAGTAGAACTCATCCGGATCTTCCGTGTCATAACGCAGACCATCCTCGAAGACCTGCACACCAGGCTTTCTCTCATTCCTTGCATTGAGATACCACATGCCAGCATACTCCGGATCATCCGGATGCTCCTCATCACCATCACGAAGAGGCTTCTTCAGATTGGCAGGGATCTTACCGGACCAGTATTTGTCTGCACCATTCTTAGCGGCGGCTGCGATGCCGTTATTAATAAGGGAGACCGCTTCTGTGTTTGTCTTAGGGATCAAAACGCAAACGGAATACTTTGCTTTCTGATTCTCGTCCTGAGCATAAGGCTCAAACACACGGGCATAGGAGAAGCGAACTTCACCGACACGAACTACCGTACCATCATTGCTCTTTTTCAAATTAAGATTCATAATGTTCATTACTCCATACATTAATAATCATTTTGTTCATTTTAATTTACATTACTGGACTCACCGAGATCGGCGAAGTCCATATCCACCGGGCGGTATTCTTCACGCTTATCTGATTCCGGAACTAACGTGAGAGATCCTTTCCCATGGTACACATACTTTCCAACCAACGCTTCAAACGCAGCATGCTTCAAAGTCTTTTCCATCTCAGCCACAGACTTGAGTTTCGGTTTCGTATAGATCTGCTCTGAGGAATAGCCCGCCCTTGAGAGCTGGTCGATGACTGCCGATTCATCTTCCCACACTCTACTTGGTCGTTTCCCCTCGACCAATTTGAAACCTGGAATGTGTTCACCAGACAGAGCTCTGCTATAGATGTACGCCTTTACGTCCTTAATCCATTGCTCTGCTGATTCCAGATAGGGGAGCATCTTCTCCAACTTCTCATCCGAGATTACGTCCGGAGAGTCAAACATATTTTGAATGACGGACAGGGAGTTCAGAACATTCTCCCTACAGATTGCTTTTACACTACAGAATTGGCAATGTGGTCCCGCATGAAATTCACCTTGTCCGAGCCAAGCCAATTGTGCAGCGGGTCTGATTACCTCATCCGCCCAGTTGAGAAGATCTTCCACAGCTATGATCTCCTCCGTTACCGATTCAAGCCGTGGCTGTATGATGATTGTTTTGATATGCTTTATGTCATAAAGTTCTTGAAAACATGCGTATGCTCCAAGGGCATAGATCCTAGCCTGATAGTTTCCAACCGCAGATACGGGGACACCTTTGCCGTATTTGAGATCTCCAACTACCAGACCATTCTCTGATACGATAACTGCATCGGAAGTACCGAAACATTCCGGAATCCATTCGCTCATGTCAAGCTGCTGTTCGATGAACAGTTGGGCGGACGGATCAATCTTCCGGGCAGCAAAGAGTTCAGCAAGAATAGTATCGACATAGTCATCAGTAGCGCGGTCCATCTCCGAAGGGATTTCTCCAAGCTGCTTAAGCTGTTCGCTAAAGTTGTATGCATTGATCTCTCCATTCTCTCTGCGGAGTTTTAACTCCGCTACCGAATGCGCAAGCGTACCTTCAGTGGCATATTCAGAACTCTGATCTCCGAAAAGATCCCTATACTTTTGGTTTAATCTTCCGGATGGAGGACAGGATACCCATCGTTTGGCGGCGCTCGGACTAAGCGCAGCATGTACACCAGGCAATCAATCAACCCCCAACTCTTTCAGCTTCTGCATTACAAGACCATACTTCGCAGCCGGTATAGCATCGAACCCATCGACACCGACTACTTCCTGAATCCAGGCCTTCGGACTGCCAATCTTCTTTGCCGCTCTCGCTCTAGCTATGGCCGCTTTAACTTCAGAAGCCTCATACTTCGGAGCATCTTCCTCAACCTGGGTTTCCTCTTCAACAGGATCCGGAGTCTCAACTACAGGCTCTGCTTCCACCGGAGCAGGATCTTCAAACTTCTCATCCTCCGCTGTAGGTGCATTGAACTGCACGATCTGTGGCTTCTGCTGATCCAGAGGAGTAAGTCCAAGTACCCAATCGACATTGCCTATCGAAGCTGCGAACCTCTCAAGGTTCTCACACAGCTGGGCATAGTCTCTGGTCGTAGGATCTGTCTGAGGGAACAGATCAACTATCCGCTTCAGTTCCTTCGCTGAGAAGGTTGTCATTTCTAACACTTCACTCATATATCTTTCTCCTTAAAATACTTATCAAAATCACCGTCAATACCCCAATCCTCATCACCGAAGTGCTGAGTCGTAACTGCAATACAGAAAGGTTCTATCTCTGATGCCCATCGAACTGAGTCCTTCCCGTTATGCATCGCCCAGCAATAGCTAAATCCGGATATGCCATCGAATAGAGAACCCAAGGTATGAGTCTGAGACATAGGATCATCTCGTCTCAGAACCTCAAATATATTTCCGAGCAACTGATACCAGAAGGGGAGTGCTATGGAATTACCCAAAGCTTTATACTTAGCAGAGTCAGCATCCTTATGCTTCTTGCCTTTGCTGTCTACCCAATCTCCGATGTCTACCCATCCATCCGGATACCCTTGGAGTCTGGTACATTCCAGAGGTGTCAGTCTTCTTACTACGTAAGTCTTTTCATTCACAATGTTTTTACTCTCTCTCTCTCTTTGACTACCGGGATATTTCCTCCGCCCGTACCATACCGAGCTATGATCGACATGCAAACATCCGCCTGCTCCCATTGATCATTACGAGCTTTGTTGTATAGCGTCATCTTCTACCTCTATTAATACACAAGGTATGTGGTCACTGTCCGTCGCAGCCGAGGTCAACCCCTTTGACACAATCCCTGTTGTTGTCTGGTTGTAGAAATCGACTCCGATCACTTCCATCATCTACCTCTATAACTACAATCGCTGTGTAATCCGTGATCCGATTCTGATGGTCCCCAGTAAGAGTAGGGGATATATATGTATTGGTTCCATTACCACGAGCATCAAACCCTAGACATCTGATCTCTGATCTTGGCCTCAAATTTTTCCCCATGCTCTCTATTGGTTTTGCCATCTACCCACTCCAGATTCGTAACAGAATTATTCTGCTTGTTGCCATCGATATGATTTACTTCCGGAAGATTATCGGGATTAGGAATAAAGGCCTGAGCGACAAGACGATGTACACGGTGCTTGTGACTTGCGCCGTCCTTTTGTAGGCCGATCTTTAGGTAGCCCTTATGATTCTCATATGGCTTCAGTATTCCATGAATACTCTTGACCCTACCCCATGTGCTGATCGCATATCGACCATCATAGCCATCAATGTCTTTCCAAATTTCTGCCATTGTCTACCTCTATTACTACTCCTTGATTTGTTCCGGAAGTAAGGCTTGGGGATACTTCCTTCTCCCACCCCATGCCATGAGCTCTCCATCCCTGTTGTGGTTTGAATCCATAGGAAGTGACAGATCGCCCAGAGAGAGAGAGAGAGTACTAAAGGAGGATGCCCATGATCTTCTGCTCTCAGAGTGTTAGTGATATCTTCCGTAATGTTCATCACTCCACCACCCTGATCATTCAGTATCAGCATCGTAGATAACGACAGGAGGATCCTTATAGTCACGCTGCCGGAGAGCTGGGGCTTTGTCCTTTGCTACCTTCGGAGTCATCTCTGTGGTCATGGACCACACTTCTCTATTGGCAGGAATAAAGACTATCGATGGATCTTTGTAGTCACGCTGCCGGAGAGTCTCGGCTATCTCTACTCCCATACCCATCCAGCAGCCAGCATTGATGCACCAGACTTCATCAGAGAGAGAGGTGTTATTCTTATCTTCTTTCAACTACAGTAACTCCCTAGCCCGGCCTGCCGTTCTAAAGCTACTCGTAATTCAATAGGAAGTTCCTTGCCCCGTCTCTCCGCACGGTTCAGAATTCCTTGGCATGCCCTCTGACTTAGGTAATACTTCTGGTCCGCATTCTCTTCCAGGATGGCAGAGAGAGAGGACTTCACAGGCAGATAATCCCCCGTAATCGGCGACCAGAGATATCCGTTTTCGCCTTTGAGGAACTCCGAAGAACTGAGCGTCGTGAGTTGCCCAAGCAACCGACCATCCGTTCCCATACACCATTCCTTCTGTTGGCCATCCCCCGTCAGGCACAGGAATATCTGGGGCTTCCGGCTCGACGACCCTAACCGTCTCTTCGAGGACGGCTGCGAAGTCTTTGCCGTTGTTGGAACTGAATGCTCCGGGGACATTTTCCCAGACCATGAATCTTGGTCTGAGCCAGCTTGGTCCATCACATCGAACCAGTTCAGTTGACCCTCTAAGTTTTTTATCATGCTCTCGCATCTCCTTGATTATTCTGATGGACTCGAAGAACAAACCGCTTCGTGTATTCTCCTCATCACCCATCAGAGTTGACTTCATACCAGCACGTTTGCCAGCTACGCTGAGGTCTTGGCAAGGGGCTCCATAAGTAACTACATCGACAAGCTCGATCTCTGCTCCATTTATTTTTGTTACATCACCAAGATGCCTAATAGCTATCACCCCATCCTTGTAAGATAGGACATGATGATCCCACCCCAGACGATGACTTCAAATAGAACAGCCACTGAGAAAAACTCATTCCGTTTGAAGCCATCAATCTCCTTGAAGGCGCACCAGAGACTGCCCCCCTGAAAGATCAGAGCGATTGCGGATATCACTGCAAAGAAAATAGTCTTCATATCATTCGCCCCACTTCATTAGGAACTCCGGATCAACCGCCTTAAAGGACTGCACTCCATCCAGACTTCGGCACACTAATCCTTCACGCAGTGTGTCCGCTAACTTGCTAGGACCATGTGCCAGCGTAAGCATCTCTTCAACGGACTTAGGCAGAAGCCCTGTGCCGATAATTGGAACCCAGTTAAGACCGAGCGGTTCGAGAAGCAATTTCCCATCTGCTGATGCCCATCTCCCGTCACGACTCGTGAGGAAATTGAACACATACAGTTCCGGTTCGGATCTCTTGTACTTGTTGCCTTGGATACCGGGGCCGATGACCTCACCCTGGATGCAGACCCAATCACTCTGAAGGGAATTGCACAGGCCGATGAGTATCTGCTCCAGACCATACTTCTTCCACACTTTCCAGTAGGAACTGTTGTCCGGTTTACTCAGCCGGATATTCCGAGAGCAGACAAACGTCTCAAACTTCGGACCCCACACTTTATTGGTACGCTTCACGGCAAAGGTTCCGCTCTGGCCGTCAACCTTTTCGGTCATACACCACTGCTGATCCTTGTCCAGATACCACGGAGCATTCTGAATCCGAGTCTCATCTGTCTTGCTTACGAATTCCGGAAAGCCTTTCCGTACTTTCTTAGGAAGCAGCCACTTGCCTAACCACCCACGGAAGAATGGCTTCCTCAGTAACCGAAGCAACCATGTCGGATACTTCTTGCCCGGTTTCTTAGACAGCAGATCCTCTACGCTGTCAGTAGCATCCGGTCTCTCCCACTTGGTAATACCGAGGATCTCTGTGACATCCATACCCTCGACAGCCTTTGTTCCTGCCGGAAGAATCGAGAGTGGGAATGCGATGCCCTGGCTCAGACATCCAGCCATCTTCATTGTCTTAATGCGCTTACTGTCCTTAAGGAAGGAACACCACTCAGCATCCGGCAGCACCGAATCTATTTCGCAAAAGACAACGAGATCATTAGCATGGATGTCAGCCTTCTGCACGATCACGGTCCATCCATCTATGTGGGCAAGACCGATGCGATCCTTATTAGGAATGTCATCCACCTGGCTGACTCGTCTGATTGTCGCTAGTTTTCTTTCCATTATTACTCCTATCAACGTAACAAAATTGCCTATATCCCTAATAGGGTTGTAGGGAATTCTCGCATCTCTGTACGGTAATTAAATTCCCTACCCCACCCTATAACGGAGGTTTACTTCTTCAGTTTATCCATTCCATCCTCATTTGCCTTGTCGATGAGGAAGTACTTCAGACCGACCAGGAACTCAGGCGGATCGAGCAGGAACTTCAGAGCATCGTTGTATGCCTCGACGTCCTTGTCCCGGATGGGAAGCTTCTCCTTCATAGCCTGCTGGATGGTGGCCTCAGCTGAGGAGATCTTCAGAATAGCATCGGCTTTCTCCTGGCCCTTCTCTTTAACTGCTTCGAGGTATGCCTCTTTCGCACTATCCTCGTACTCCTTCAGTTCTGCCTCTTCATCTTCCTCGTCATCATCATCGATGGAAGTAAGGAAGTCGATGAATTCCCGGAAGTTTTTGAACTCCTTCTCTTCCAGAGGGGTGTCATCGATATCATCAATATCGATAGGGCAGGAGTCCTTATCACATCCGGAGCATTCATCCTCATCATCGGCCTTGTGCTTGATGTGGATCTCGATCTCATCATCGCCATCGGCCAGAGCGTCCATCAGCTTCTCAAAATTCATACACAATTTCCTCCATTAAATATCTACATCGGAGTCATCTCCGTCGTAGTCATCATAGTATTCGTTCTCATAACTGTCGTAACTGTTGCAACAATCATGATTGCGAATGTTGTCTATACTGTGCAGATCGTGCATACATCTGCCTACATACCAATCATGCTTGGAGTGCTTCATCCAGATGCAGTCCAGGCAGATCCCATTAGCAAGCTTCTTCTCTGCCATCACTGTACCTCTTTATTTTCTGCAGCTCACCGATAAACTCATAGCCAGTCGGAGCGGTATATCTCTTGCTTGTTTTGTACTTGATCTTCTTCCCGGTTTCCTTTTCCTTACAGAGATTAAGATAAAACATCTCAAACCCAATAGAGATACCGTTCCGCAATCCTATATCCGTAAGACGCCGAATCATACTGACAGCCGTAGCTGCATCCCTTTTATAGTTCCGCCTTGTGGAACTGTAATCATCCTTAACCATCTGGACATCCACACCCTTGTCTTCAAGCTTAGCAAGGAGCTCATCTATAATTGCGAGCTGCTTCGGGCTAGTCCATTGAATACGGGGAACGTGCTTCGGACGAATACCGTATCCTGCTTTACCGCTCACAACTCGGCGATGCTTATCCCAGTTGATACTAGTACAACCACCCATCAGCTCTCGACCTCCGATCCATAGGCCTCACCGATAGGAACAAACGATCCCTGTATATCAGCAGCACACTCATCGCACCAGGGGCAGATCCATCCGGTACTTACCACGGTAGCTGGCTTACCACATCCGATGCATGTCCTCAGCGAGAGCTGTTCATACTTCGGTATGATCTCATGGTACAGCTTGTCCGTACCACCATTGTCGTACCAACGGAGAGATCCGTACTTCTCCTTAATCTGGGTGATCCTGTACTTGTCCACCAGATCTTGCTCAACCAGTTCATCCATGATCTCTTTGCAGAGGTCTTCACCGAACGCGATGCGCCATCCTTCCGGAAGATCATCCAATTCGGTATAGGAGTAATCATAGTCCGGATGCTCCTCCGGAGACCCAGGCCAGTAGCCTTCCTCTCCATCCGGACCGCAGCACTCTGTGATCCGCTTGCCGGAGAATCTATTAGAGGGAATCAAGAACGGATACTTCTCGCAGAGCTCTCTGTTCTTCCGCTTGGTTTCCTCTTCGGTGAGAACATCCACATCATCGATCCGGCTGTTCTCCATATCGCTGTACATTCCCATCATGCCACCCCCGGAAGCCGCTCAGGATGAGCGAAGAACACATCCGTGAAGTTGAGGCCGAGAAGCTTGCATACCTTGTAAGCTTCCAGTACGGTCCACCTACCATCGTCGAGCCTTGCGTTCAGCGTATGGTAGCAGAGGTCTAGTTCTTCAGCGAACTCTTCGAAGGTCCAATCGGAATTGATGATCGCTTTCCGGATAGCATGGTTGTCTACCATGGGATTCGGATTACTGCACACCCGTGCTTTGCTTTTTGCCATTGTTTACAACCTACCTTTCATGTATTCATAATGATGTATATTTATTCAGTTATTCATTTCTAGGATATTCGCGCCTCATTTACGCCCTATACCCAATAGGGCATAAACTATTTCTCTTTTCGGAACTCAGCACTGCCCCTTCTCGCTGCCCTCCTGTATATCATCAAACAACTATTGAGAGGAGAAACGTATCTGTGGAAAGGAATAAGCCAGATACTTTTATATGTAAGGAGAGGTAAAAATGTCAGTGTAAAAGGGAGTGTGAATTGTTGAAGGAGGTAAATGCAACTAGCCAACCGAACTTCGGAGGGCAGGGAGAAAGAGCAGTGCCGAGCCGGAAAAGGGAGGAAAGGGAATAGAAGAAAAAATTATGACTTAGTCAATCACTACCGGAATCTCCATCCAGTAAAGAACCTTGCCTTTGAACAGATCATTCGTAGGGGATCCGCCTGTGTCGAGCAGCCGCCACTCTTTCAGATCCGCATCCCACCAGAGAACCAGGTGGTACATCTGCGAGGAGTATCTCTTGCGGAAGGCACAAAGGTAAGTGCCGGAGAACTTAGGAGTGTAAAAACCGGAGTCGATATAAGGTGACTCATCGATGTCTCCGAAGAGCTGTGCCATGCTCACATCAAGAACCTTGGCAATCTGCTGTGCCATCTCCGGATCTCTCGGCTTATTGCCTCTACGCTCCAGAGCCGCGATGCACTGTCGTGAGATCCCGGTCTTCTCGGCCAGTTCTTTCTGGCTCATGTACTTCCGCTCTCGATACTTGCGTATCTGGTTCGGTCGAGCATCGTTCCTGGAAGGGGAGCAGTTCATCTCACTCATCTTCGCCCCTCCGGATAATCTCTATCGGAGTCCTGCCGCGGAACAGCCGGGCATCCGACATCTCGTCCTCAAGCTGGAAGTAATCACGGCCTTCGTAGTACTCTTCCGCTGTCATCCTGTACACCACGATGGGGTACAGCTTAAACGCTATGGCCACTGCCGCAATGCAGAGGATAGCGAACATCACTGCTGCAAGAACACTCATTGTTTTGATCTCCTGTTCATCCTGTTTATTTATTTCTCTCAACTGTTGCTTATAGCAACGTTTTGATGATGCTAATATAGCAGATTATGTTGCTAATGTCAACGGCAATTTTGTTTCATTCAGCAACTTTCTTTCTTAAATTTTTGTCTCCGTTTTGTAAAAATTTTTCTTTACAAATGTTCCAGCTTGTGCTATTATAAAGTTACTAGTCGAAACATTATAACGGAGAAAGGAGAAGACATGGGAGGGTATACAGAGATCGAAGCATTATCAACAATAAAAGACTACATGAAGGAGAACCTGGAGCAGAACGCAAAGCTCACCCTGGGGCAGAAGATATTCTCCCTCCGGAAGAGAGATCATAGGACACAGGAAGAAGTAGCCAATGCCATCGGTATATCCAGACCAACGATGAACAACTATGAGAAAGATGTACGCAAGCCGAGTTATAAAGTTCTTAGAAGCCTAGCAGATTACTTTGGAGTTACCACAGATTATCTCATAGGCACGGAAGATATCGATGAAGAGTCAAAGCACAGCGACAAGACACAGGTGCTTCTCCAAACTCTGAAGGGAGCATCGGATCGCGAGATCGACCAGGCTATCAAGATCATCGAGGCGCTGAAGGGAACGATGCCGGATTGATTCCATAAGATATCCGCGCCTAAATAACCCCTGTTACTCCAGCACCACATCCTTATATTAATAGTAGAGGAGGATCACGAACCATGCGCTGCCTTACATGGGGCATAGACTATTTCGTATACTACGTTCCGCTGCCGTACCATGTCGGTGGAGGATCTGCTCTTAACCCGGATGGAACATACACTATCTATATTAACTCCAGACACTACGCAGATAAGCAGTGGAGAGCATTCCAACATGAGCTTGTACATTGCGAGGCCGGACACCTGGATGAGCGCAAGTGGCTTCCTGAGGAGCAGAAGGAGTGGGAGGCCGATCACCTTAGGCCTGTAGTAAGCATCCCACCGGACGGAGGGCAAGTGGTCTACATCAGCCGACAGGAACTTGAGAACATGGGTATCGCAGTATAACAGTTGACTGATTACTAAAGATATGGTAAATAAGAAAGGCACTAACCTAGTGGAAAGTAGGTTAGTGCCTTCGTAATTAAACAACAGAAGTAGTTTTTAAAATTCAACTGTCACATCTGTCACATCTGTCACACTGTACACACTGTCACAGAGGTATGGGAAGGAAGGTAGTACTATAGTAACAAACCTGCCTTTTGTGTACAGTTGGTGTACAGTTCGTGACAGTTGATAAAAGTCAACTGTACACAGAAGTTGATAGTTTTGTTACGGAAAATGCGGTGACAGATAGGCGGATTTTTAATATGTTGAAAACAACTGTACACACTGTCACACTATATCAAACCATTCATAAAAGTACATAATAATATACATATATACTATAATATATATACTTTTATATATAATATGTTATTATATTGTGTGACAGTTACAGTAGTATTAACTGTACACAAATAGGGTATCATCTGTACACACTCTGATTGAACTGTACACAAGGGTATATAGTGTGACACTGTGTACAGTGTGTACAGATGGTTTATAGAAATAGTTTTGGAGCGAGTGTGACAGTGTGTACAGGTGACACTTAGCTATTATAAAAATGAGAGGTGATCTGTCACGAGTATTAAAGTAAGGGAGAGGGATGTGGAATCCCGTCTGGTCTCACAGTGCGATCAGCTTATGATCCCGTGCATCAAGTTCTCCTCTGAGCATAAGATAGGCATGCCGGATAGGCTGATACTCTTACCTGGGGAGAAGTGCATCTGGGTGGAGCTGAAGACTAAGGGTGGCCACTTGGAAGAGATTCAGAAACTGCAGCATCGGAAGCTGGAGCAAATAGGCCAGAGGGTGGAAGTCATATGGTCCAAGGCTGATGTCGATAAGCTGATAGAGGAAATAAAAAGATCCCTACCTGAGCGGTAAGGATCTTTTCTTATTGGCTGATGGGGGAATCGGATGATGAGGATGGATCGGATGGTTGGGTAGTGAGTTTAACCTGGTGCATGAGTTCCGGATAGAGGATCTCGTCCTCGTGGTCAATGTAGTAGGTGACTGCTTTCCGTAAGAATGCACTCCGGTTTTCCTCTTGCATGATCCGAGCTATGATCTTGGCATCACGTTTCTTCTGTAGGGATATGCCGATGGTGTGGATGCTGTCATAGTTCAGATGGGAGGTGTCCATCGGTTTAATCTTAAGCTTCTTCCCCATAGACAAAGCCTTCCTCTTTCATCCGGCTGCGGATGAGGTCCTTCAGAAATTTCTGTTTGTTGTCAGCCCGTTGCAGATAGGCGAGAATATCCGCATCGGTATTATGGTTTAGGTTCAGCGTTATTCTGGTTACATTGTTGTTGATGTAAGCAGCGTTGCGTTTCTTTTTCCTGTCGTATGCTTCATCGGATAGGTTGGTGGTTGGCATGGTTTCAATCTCCATATGTTTTGATGCCTCCTATTATAATTTATTTCTCCGGAATAAGCAATCACTTATTCCGGAGCATTGCAAGCTGTGCTTCGTAGATCTTTTGCTCGACAGCTTTATAGCTTTTCAGCAGTTCTTCCAGCATGTACTTATCGGTTGGGTTCTTGCTGTCTAGGTCCTGTTGTGCATCCTTCATTGCGATGCCGATTGCGAGTCGGCAAAGCTGTGCTTCCTGTACTGTCATTGTGGCGGTGACTGTCTTGTCGTTCATGTGGTTGTGTCCTTTCAATCTGTAACATGGAAGTAGAAGTCGAGCTCATCTCCGGTCAGGTTAGCGTATGCCCAATCATTGGCTGCGTAATACATCTCTCCGTAGATTTCGGAGAGTCTGGTGTTGCCGAGGTCGAACTGCTCCCAGCACTTGTGGTTCAGTACCATTACCAGTTCGGTGAGGTACTTGTAGTTGGATTTCCACTCGGCGAATGCCCTCTTGTAGGTATCCCTTACTGCTTTGATTCCGAATTTCTCAGCGATGCTGAAGTCCTGCCAGAAGGTGGTGGATACTCTCTGATCTTCATACTCTGGATACATTGTTTAGTCCTCCTTTGTATAAGCGATGTAGTTGTCAGCGAATACTGTCAGTTCGAATTCAAGGTCATCGAGTAGTTCATCTTCCGTCAAACCTACTCCGGCCGGAGAAGCGAAGAAGTCGAATACTTCCTGCGCTTCCTTTCTTACCATCTCCTCCGGATAGCTCTGAGTCATGGAGCGAATCATGTCGAGGCAATCGTTGATGATTGTTTCCCTCGTCCTCTTGTACTCCGGAACTTTTTCAGCCTTGATGTGGAACGGCCAGCGTACATACTTTCTAGCTGTGTTGTAGGCATAGCCCTTATCGCAGTAGGAATTGATCTGATTCCAGTACTGGTCTTTGATAACCTGGCAAGCTTCCTTCTGGTTGCTCGCCGTGATCTCTTTCTTTTGGGGGATGTACCGTCCGTTGATGGAGAGGTCGTAGGTTACGATGTATTTTCTTAATGCCATAGTTGTGATCTCCTTTATCAAAATTTTTTAATGGGGTAGGGCTGATAGGCTCAACCCTTCCAGAAGCCTTGGTGCTTATGCCGTTTCTTCATCCGGTTTGAAGTTCTCATCTCTTGTGAAGATTGGGCAGATGATCATGACGGGCTGCCAGTCTCCGGCGTTGTCCGCTATTTCTACAAGAACAGGAGCAGATCTCTTCCACTTGCTGATAAGGAAGTGGGCATCCTTTGGCAGTCCTTTGAGGAAAGCTTCCTGGATGTACAGCCAGATACTTCCATTCTGAAGCTTGACTACTCTGGTTCCATCAGATGTTCTGACGCCATGGATTGCTTTTGCTTCACAGCTATCACGGCTGAGGGCATCGTAGAAGTATTTCTTCACGGCTTCTCCCCGGAGCTGATGTGCTTCATTCTGAGGGAGGATTCCGAGTACTTTCTTATCCGGAACGAAGTATCCGGTGTAGCCTTCATTGCTGAAGTAGAAGCCTTCTTCAGCGTTGCAGTAGGAAACGTCATCGCCCTTCTTGGTGCTACCTGAGAGCTTGTTAAAGAGCCTCTCGCTTTTTGCATAGAACTGATTAAGTGTCATGGTGTTTATCCCCTTTCATTGTAGACAAACTGTTTGTCTCTGATGGCATGTACTTTATCACATGACAAACTGTTTGTCAATACCTTTTTTCAAAAAATTTTTTAGGACCTGACCGGAGTGTATCCGGTCAACGCACTGAGCCTAACCCCTGTTTATACTCGCTCAGTCGAGTGCTTCCTGTCTTGCGAGGATAAGGTCTTCATAGTCCGGTCCGCAGAACTGATGTCTGCTGTACTTGACCGGAGTATTCTGGAAAGAACTGAGGCAGTAATCATCACGTTCTCCGGTCACGAAGATGATCCCTTCAGCGGTAGTGAAGGCAAGCTTCCTGGGATTGATTCTCTTGTCATTGCCTACTGCCAGCAGCCATCTGTAGATGGCATCGGCTGACAGCTTGGTGATTACCGAGAAAGCTTCTGCCTGTTTCATGGTGTCCTGTCTGATGTACATAGTGTTTCTCCTTTCATGTTGTGGCCTTCCGGATTTCTCCGGAAACGCTCTCGGCCTAGCACCTATTTATACTCGCCGAGTCGAGTTACAGTCTGTTGAGGGTGAAGCAGGAAAGGGCCTCTCCATTTTCGCCTTCACCGAAGTGATATTCAGCGTAGTAGCCGAGTGCCGATAGGATTTCATGCATGCCCTGAAGCTTGGCTTCCTTCTGCTTTATCCGTTCAAGCTTGCGCTCCTGTTGTCTAGGGGTATCGTCTTCATGAATGCGGATTCTATCCGAGGAGCGGAGAAGCTCCGTCATCTCGTATTCGATTTTTGCTATCTGCTTTTTTGTCATGGTGGTATATCTCCTTTCAGATTTTCCAAGTGACCACTTCGCCGAAGCGGAGAACAACCAGGTCTCCATCCTTAGTCCATCCGGCTACGTAGCTCCAGTTTGCCCCGGAAGGGGAGAAGCGGCCGAGCGGCTCACGGATGTAACTGCTTCCGGGGATTTCTCCCTTGCACTTCTCCGGAGTGCGATCAATGATCTGCTGCATCTGCTTTTTTGTGAGGGTGGGCATTCTGTATATCTCCTTTCAAGTTATGGACCTGACCGGGATCTCCCGGTCAACGCTCACGGCCTAACCATCTGTTTATACTCGCCGTGACGAGTCTTATTCTCTGATGACCTTGATGTCTGCATTTTGTTCTGTTATGCATTCGAGCAGGATTTTCACCGTACCAATGTCGAGTGTCATTGGCTTGACATCGAGGTCCAGGTTCTTCATCGTGTACTCACCGCAAAGGTGTCTGTCGTCGGAGTGTCCGGTGAAGCGGAAGGTATAGCCATTGGTGAGTACCTCGATTTCTCTTGCAAGGCCGCAAAGCTTGTGGTCCTTCTTCACTTCAAAGTTCTGAAGTGTGTTCGTCTTTTGGCGAATGATGCGGCTCATGAGTACTCCGGTTTCAGTGCGGTGATAAAGATTGATCATGATATGTTCTCCTTTCAGTATTGCGGAAGATCTAGCTTCCCATTACCATTCTGGCTGGCTGCCAGATGGTTTCGGCTGGTTGCTGTCCAGCTCTCATCAGATGGGGTTTAGTCTACTCGGTAGAGCTTCATCGTGAAGTGCTCTTCATCCGGTTCGAGTCTGATATCGAGTCTCCAGATTGAGCGATACTCATGATGGTACATGTCGCTTTGCATCCGGCTATCGATGAAGCTTTCACCGTCTACTCCGTTTTCCCGGAAGCCAAAGAACAATGTGTTTGTTGGGGATGCGGATGATCTGAGCGTGTCCTCTACTATGGACCAGTCGATGAAGAGGTCGGATGCAAATCTCTCACAGTATCTTCCGGCTTCCTGGATGAGCCTTGTAAGGATGGAAGAGTGATTGATTTCCCAGTAGTACTTTGTCCATGAGTAAGGGGTTGGGTTGTACCGTCCTTCTTCCGTGATCGGATTCTCATAGCCATAAGGTCTCAGGTCCATCGCAGTTCTGTATTCAGTTTTCATTTTGGTATATCTCCTTCATAAAAAATTTTGATGGGATAGGGCTGATAGGCTCAACCCTTCAGAAGCCTGTTGTGATTAGAGGCAGTAAGCTATTTCGATTCCGTGCTGTTTTTCGAGATACTCAACTTCCTCTGCATCCATCGTTTCCACTTCCTCTTTTTGTTCCAGTGTGAGCCGATGGATGATTGCTTCCGTCTCTGTGTAAATCGCTTTGACTTCCTGAAGAATTTTGCCGAAGTCAGCCATAGAATCGGAGCATTCCCAGATTGCGATTGCTACATCTCTAGCAGTGAACTGATTGGTATCAGTCATGTCAAACATCTTGCTGTACTGGTCACTCGTTCCGCAGGTGAAGTATCTGTTTCTGATGCAGAGATTGCGGATGTTTTCGTACCTGTTGCAGCTACGGATTTCTTTCATTTCTTTTGCTGTCATGGTTTTATTTTTCCTTTCGTTTCATTTCATTTTTTCCGGTCGCCTAGCTGGCTGCTAGGAGACAAGCTGTTTGTCTCTTGACGGTTTTGGATTTTAGCAGATGACAAACTGTTTGTCAAGAACTTTTTTCAAAAAATCTGAAAAAATTTTTCGACCAGGTGGAAACCGATTTGCTATTATATAAGTAGGAAAACAGCAAAAGCCGAAAAATTCTTTTGACCGGAGAGGAAAATCATCCATGAGAATTTTTAATAGATGCAGATCATCCATGAAAAAATTTCATGATCATTCCAAATTATTTTCCGGAGTTAATTAATTCTGTGCGCCCATGTTTGAAAAAGATTTTCAGAATTCAGAAAAACTGAAAAAGAGTTTCATCCATCCGGTGGCCGAGGCCGGAGAGCGTAACCCCGGTTGATCGCAGCAAACAATATTGTATCAAAGGTAAAGCATCCGGATTCTGTCAGCAGATCAGCATGGACCAGATCAGATCTTGCCGGACTACAATTGTAGCCGTGACATCTGCGTGACATCCTATCAGATAGAGTAGGCTAACAGCATAGCACTGCCTAGCTTCTGTAAGAACTTACCCATACTGTGGGGAAGACAGTTGCTGTATAAGGAAGAGGGAATAACAGGAGAGAAGCGGACCGCAACACACTGCCTGGTGCGCACTATATAAAGGAAACCGGAAAATTTTTTGAGGTGTGCTGCGGAGGTGGGGTGGCATCGTGTATGTTTAAGAAGGAAGCCAGGTTTGCCGGAAGGGCCTTTTTTGATCGGAAGACCCCCCATGCCCCCGATCGCCCCCGGGGGGTCACCATATATACTATATATATAAGTTTTTTCGCACATTACACCGGCCTAAAAAACGAAGTTAGATCAATCTAACTCATTTACCCACTTCCTCTTTCCCTATCACCCCATACACCCTCCTCCACTTTTGTAACTCCTGCATAATTCTTCCCATTTTTGTTACGTTACTTTTGTACAGATCCCTACCCCCTATGCTCCCAACTGGGTATAGGGGGTCTTTTTTCGTTTCCGAAGTTCACAGTTTTGTGGGTTTCAATTCCAAATTATGAACATTTCGTTAATAAAAGTTCCCATTCACAGTTGAGTTGCAGTTGAAAATGTGGTAAAGTATAAACTACCAATATTATAGATAAGTATGTTTTGACCCCTATATCGGTTTTTCCGCTATGGGGGATTTATTTTTGGAAAGGAGCGATTGCTATGGGAATGTCTCCGGTTGAAAGAGAGAAGTACTATCAGGAGAAGATTGCTCGGCTGCACACTCCTGAGGCCAATGCGAAGCGTATTGAGACGATGAACTCTCCGGAGTGGAAAGCTAAACGTAAAGCATCCACAGAGGAGAAACGCAACTTTAATAAGCTGGCGAGGTACATGATGGAAGCCGATATTCCAGATGAGGATGAGGCCAGACAGGAACTGCTTGATCATGGATTTGATCTCGGCAGTTATCAGGCTGCGGTACTGTGGGGTCAGTTAAAGAAGGCCATTTACAATCTTGATACGGAAGCCGCCAAGTATGTGCGAGACACAGCAGGCTACAAACCTACTGAGACGCTAAATCTTGGTAATGCAGATGATCAGCCTTTCGAGACCCTTGATCTGTCGAAGCTTAGTACGGACGAGCTGCGTCAGATGGTTGCGGCCCGTCAGCAGATTTCTGAAACGGACGAATAAAAGAAAACAACCCCTATACCTGCAAAACGGGCATAGGGGTTTTATTATGCGCTTTTGAGGTTACTGCCTATGTGGATTGTTGCTCTGGCTGGTGGTGTTGTGTTCGGACTTGGAGTTGGGATACTGTACCTCGCTCTGGTGGACTCGGCTGATGAGGACAGTGATTGCGAAGCGGGAAGATATTGAAAAATAAGATTAACCACAGAAAGGATGAGATAGACTATGCCTTACGTATGGATGGACGACGTTCCAAGAGTACAGACTGTTGGAGCTGGCGGTATTGGTGTGAGTCCCGCAATTCCTGTTACGGAGATTGATAAGGTCTCGGCGGACGGCAGAGAGGTTGTAAAGATCGCGAAAGAAAACTACATCCCTAATCCCGGTATTACTACAAGCGGACGGGTTCTGAAAGTAGCGTCCGGTAAATGGGCGGCGGGTACAGATTCTTCTACGGATAGTCGTTTACCTAATGCCACTGGCACAGACGGCCAGGTTCTTACAGTATCGAACGGTGCATGGGTTGTCGCGGATAATGTTGAAGGACTGCCTGATGCTACTGAACTTGTAGACGATACCACGCTTCTTGTTGCGAATGGGGAGTGGACTGTTTCTGAGCAGCCAGAAGGTGAGTAACTGAAATCAGCGTCGGGTTATGAGGCGCGATTATCTTCATGAATTCTGAACTAACTAACTTATATGCTGAGCTGGCAGAAAGAGAACTGGCGAAGAGATCCTTTGCCGATTACCTGGCAATGGCTCAGGGTCCGACGTGGAAGCGTACCAAGCTGAGTGAGTACTTAGCCAATGCTGTTCAGAGGTTTGTAGAAACCGAGACCGGCAACGCGTATGACATACTGGTTATAGAATGCCCACCTCAGCATGGGAAGTCCACTACGGTTACTGAGTCCTTTCCTAGTTGGTATCTAGGGCAATACCCAACAAATAACGTTATTCTAGCCAGCTACAATAAGGACTTCGCGGAGAAGTTCTGTAGACGTAATAAAGAAAAGATCCGGGCGCTAGGCTCTGATCTTTTCGGTATATCTATCGGCTCGATTGACAGAGCGGATGAATTCGAACTGGATAATGCCAAGGGAAGACTGATTTCTCGTGGTATCATGTCTGGAATCACTGGTAACCCAGCGAATCTTATTATTATGGATGACCCAATTAAGAACATGCAGGAAGCTGACTCTCCTACATATCGTTCTAACCTTTGGGAAGAATGGCAGGCTTCTCTCAAAACTCGTCTCGCTGCTGGTGCTAAAGTTATTGTAATCGGAACTCCATGGAGATTCGATGACCAGCTTGCCAGAATACTTGAGAACGAGCCAAATAGCAAACTGATTAGGTTTCCGATTGAAGCAGAGAAGAACGATCTTCTTGGAAGGGAGGTCGGAGATTCGCTTTGTCCGGAGCTAGGTAAGGACAATAATTGGCTTAAGGATTTCAAGGAGTCCTATATTCACGATGCTCAGGGCGGCATGCGTTCCTGGACGGCCCTATTTCAATGCTCTCCGCGTATCGAGGCTGGCAACCTCGTCCAGCGCGACTGGTGGCGGTTCTACGATCCGGATGATAAGGAGATCATGTTCGGTTCTGAGCTGATCTCGGTGGACGCTACGTTTAAAGGCGCTGATACCAATGACTACGTCGCTATCCAGGTGTGGGGCAAGCGCAAAGGCGACTACTACCTGAGAGCGAGTTTTAATAAACATCTGGACTTCCCCCAGACGATACAGATGCTGAGAACGGTCAAGGCGATGTATCCGAATGCGAAGACGATCCTGATGGAAGACAAGGCGAACGGTCCTGCTATTGTGAGTACCCTACAGCACGAGCCGGATATGTTCGTGATCCCGGTGAATCCTGCCGGTGGTAAGGTCGCGCGAGTGAATGCAGTAAGTGCGGCCATTGAATCTGGTCATGTGTTCCTGCCCACTCCTGAGAAAGCTGTGTGGGTGAATGAGTTTATCGACCAGTTTACATCATTCCCGAATGGGGCGCACGACGATATGGTTGACGCAGCGTCCCAGGCGTTACATAGGATGATCTACTTCCGGGGCGAGTACGAAGAGTACAAACCCACGGAATACGAGATCGCGGCGAAGAAGGAAGAGACGGATTTCAATGATCCGGATGTGTTGTTTAATCCGTATGGAACTACGGAGCAATTTTTCAGTTAAGGAGATTTACCGCTATGGATGAAGAGAACAAGGGATTCGCAATCCCGTCGAATAGATCTATGTTTGGTGAAGGAGATGTTTCCATTGAAGCTAGACCCCTTCCGCAGTCTGACGTATTTATGGCTTTTGGCAATGATGCTGGTGACAAGGCTGTGTTACTTACCGCCGTAGAGACGGTCGGTGACGAAGTGCTTGAACGCCACGGCAGAACCGAAATGGAGAACTACGCCAAGACACTGATGGATACAGGGGAAGATCCGATGGAACTCCAGATCGGTAATACCTATGAAGGTGAGAACGCCCTGGCTGACGCAGAGGCTGAGGCTTTCAGACTGGATGAGGAATTCAATCCGGGTGAAGGCGCGTCTGACGGTGAGCTTGCAATGGCTGTTGACGCTGCCAAAGCTGACGTTAGCGGAGGCGCTGCTTCGGCCCCGGAAGAGCCCCCCTTTCCTGACGAGGGTGTGGGCGCAGACGAAGCTCTCGATGTACCGGATGTGGGCGCTGATGACGAAGCTGAAGATGAGGAACCTGAGGATCACGGAGAACTCGAAGGTGAGCCGATGCTCGATCAGCTGAACACAAGGAAGAGACCGAGGGCATAATGGAACTAATAACCGGTTTGCTCGGCGCTGTTATCGGCGTCGGGCTTTTTATATCAGGCTTCTGGTTTGGTAAGACAGTGTTCGAAACGAAGAAGCAGACGGTATCCGAAGCCAGTGAGGAAGAGATGGCTCAGATCAAGGAAGAGCGTGAGAAACTGATCTCTGACCAGAAAGCTTTCCGTGAGCTGATGTCCTATAACCCGGATATGGCTTACGGGCTGGTGGATAACAAGGAGTAGGTGATGACTGATTGAGAGACGAGAAGAACAATATAACTGATCTCTGGAAGTACTATGAATCGGGCAGGTCCTATAACAATCAGCTCGTCCCTAACCAGTACCACCTGGTCAATACTAATACCGAGTTCTTCGCCGGTAACCAGTGGCTTCATATTAACGAGACGCCAGCGATGCAGCGCCTGGCTAGACCTACTTTCAATATCATAAAGCGTGTTACCAGTCTTTTCGTAGCTTCCTTGACGAGCTCGAATACGACCATTGCCTTCGAGCCGCTGTCCTACTATGACGGCGACAATATGAAGGATCCTCAGAATAATGCGGCTGTTATTGCAACAGCTGAGGTACGGAACCTCTTTGAGAAATTCAAGATGGAGTATCGTATCCGTGAGGCATTGTTCGATGGCGCGGTAACTGGTGACTACTGTGCGCATTTCTATTGGAACCCGGATGCCATTCCTTACGGAGGGGCGTTCGGCTTACATAAGGGCGAGATCGAAATGGAACTGGTGGACGGCATCAACGTGATGTTCGGTAATCCAAATACACCGGATGTTGAGAGTCAGCCGTACATTCTGATCCTCGGCAGAGATACTGTCGAGAGTCTGAAGTGGGAGGCCAAGCAGTTCGCCAAGTCCGGCGAGAAGCGTGGCGGTAAGTCCGAGGACGATATCGTTATTGACAGTATGCTATCCGACTCTGAGTTCCAGTGGCAGATCGGTGTTGGCGGACGGACTGAGATCTCCCGTACTGACGATAAGACCGGGAAGGCTTTGTATGGAATTCTCTACACCAAGGTTACGGAAGAGAAGCCGGTCATTAATGAGGAGACCGGACTACAGGAGCAGGTTCAGGTACTGGATGAAAACGGTGATCCGATTCCCGATACGCTGGAGGACGGAACTCCAATTCTGACTCCGGAGGGTGAGCCGGTCTACAAGATGAAGGGCGCTACTAAGTTAGTTACGTCAGTCCATGTAACGAAGGCTACTAAGACGCGGATCATCTACGAGGATGTGGATACAGGCTTATCCAGATATCCTATCGCGTGGGGTAACTGGGAGAAGCAGAAGAACCAGTATCATGGCAGAGCTCTGGTAACGGGCATTGTTCCAAATCAGATCTTCATTAATTCCATGATGGCTATGATCTTCCGGCACCTCCAGTTACAGAGCTTTCCGAAGACAATCTACAATGCGGATCTGATTGGTAACTGGAATAACGAAGTAGGCGCGGCTATCGGTGTTCATAACATCCAGCCAGGTGCAGGGTTAAAGGATGTTGCTACAACCTTGCAGCCTGCGGACATGTCGAACCAGATCGTGATGTGTATTGACCGGGTTATGCAGTATACGAGGGATTGCCTCGGTGCTACGGACGCCCAGATGGGCAATGTCCGTCCGGATAATACGTCAGCGTTGATGGTTCTGCAATCGTCCGCAGAAGTGCCGTTAGAGAATACGAGGGCCGGTCTTCATGAGTGGATTGAGGACATAGGCGCGATTTTGCTGGACATGATGGCTACTTACTACGGTAAGCGTCCTCTTGTCCGTGAGCGTTCCTTTGACGATCTGCCTACAGGGGCTGATGGGGCTCCGATGATCGATCCGACGACCGGGCAGATGATGGTCCAGCAGGTGACCAGACGTGTTGTGGAAGAGTTCGACTTCACGCAGCTGAAGCGCCTCTGGTTTAACATCGATGCTCAGGTTGGTGCTACTACCTATTATTCCGAGATCGCTATGGTTCAGACGCTGGATAACCTCCGCCGTGACGGTACGCTGGAGATTATCGACTATCTGGAGCGTATTCCGGATAAGCTGATTCCGAGAAAGCAGGAACTTATCGAGGCTATCAAGAAGCGTACAGCAGAAGTTGCCCAGCAGACAGCGGCTATTCAGCAGGCGGATCTTGCTCAACAGGGCGGTATGATGCCAGGACAGCAGGGGCCGCAGGTATCAAAGACCCCTCCGGTAGAGCTTCAGAACGCAGGCTTCCCGGCTATGGGTGGCCAAGTATCCGCTGAGAGGGCAATAAGTAATATGCCGACAAGTATTCAGGCTAAATACAACGACCTTCCGAGATCAGCGCAGAAAGCGTTAGTCCAGAAGGGTTCCATGTAGGAGGATAGATAAATGGCCAGGAAAAAGAAAGTAGAAGAACCGGTTGAGGAAATCATCCAGCAGGATATCGCTGCTGAGGAAGCACCCGCTGAAGAGGTTGAGGTTGAGATCGGCCACTGGGTTGACAGTGTCGGTCCTTTCGGTAGGATCCAGGTCTTTGTAAAAGATAACTGAGATCGATTAAGGGGAAGTCCCCCTTTCGATAAATTACTAAGGCAGTGAGTGGCAACCAGCTCACTGCCTTAGTTATTGCGGAATAGAGGAGTCAGTCAATCTCGCCGGGTTCATGCCCCGGAGTGCGCTGGGGCAGAGCCAGCTTCCGCAACCACACAAACTGTGGCGGGTCAGTTCCAATCTGCCGATGTCTACATCGGCTAAAGTTTTATAACCGCTATACACATTATTGCTAGAAACTGAGGCAGGTCAGTTGTAAGGGCCAGTCTACTCATCTGTAGTGCTGGCTCTAGTTATAACTGTTATTTAAAGCTATATCTCGGCTCGCCATGCCGATAAAGATATAAATATCTCTTTCTCACCATGAAAGGAAAATTCATTTATGGAAAATGAAAACGATCAGGTTCAATCCACGACTACTCAAGAAGATGCGATCCTTCCTGACGGCTGGGATGGTTCAACAGACTTCTTTGCTTGGGCGGCTGAAGGGCAGACGGCTGACGAGTCGTTAGAAGCAGCGTTCAACACGGAGGAAAGCGGAACGGAAGAATCAGAGGAGGCCCCCACCACGGGCGATGAGGCTGAAGAGAACGTAGAATCTGAGGCTGCAACGGAAGAGACTCCCACCACGGAGGAACAACCGGAGCCACAGCCTGCCAAGATCCGATTCGATGCGAACATCAATCATAAGGTGCAGAGCGTTGAAATCGATCAATCACAACTGCCGGAGATATACCAGAAGGCATATGCAGCGGATAAGTACCGGAACAAGCTCAACGCCAAGAACAAGACGATGGACCATGCCGAAGTTGTTTCCAGAATTCTTGGATACGATAGCGTGGAAGCCATGCTTGATGCGGCAGAGAAGAGCTACGAGGACACAGAGATCCAAAGGCTTACGAATGAAAAGGTTCATCCGGATATTGCAAAAGACACTGTATCCCGAAAGATCCGAGAGATCAGGGACAATGTTGAGAAGAACCGGAAGCCAGCACAGCCGGAACAGACTGAGGAAGCTACACCTCAGACGAATCCAGCTACTCGTGATTTTACGCCGGAGGTTCTGGAGTTACTCGAAGTGTATCCGGAAATGAAAAATCAGAGACTTCCTGACGAAGTTGTAGAGGCCGCCCACAGGGGCGAACGGGTACTCGCTGCGTATACGAAGTATGTCAAGAAGCAGGCTAAAGCCGACACTGACCGACTCCAGAAGGAGAACAAAGTTTTAAAACAAAATGCGGAGGCGGCCAAACGCGCACCTGTCAGAGGCGTCGCGAAAGGCGGCGCAACGGATGTAGGACCGGATGATCCCTTTATGAGAGGGTTTAATTCCTACAACTCAAAATAATTTCTGACAGTCGCGTGACTGTCGCTACCGCAGGACATAATAAAGGAGAATAAAAATATGCCCGGTGGTATTAATCTTGCGAGCAAGTATAGTCCTATCGTAGACGAAAGATGGACTTTTGATAGCCAAGCTCAGCTCGCACTTGGCGCAAAATACGATTTTACTGGTGAAAAAACTGTCAAGGTGTACAGCATTCCTATCGCTGTGATGCACGACTACGTTCGTGGTGGCATGACTCGTTATGGCACTCCGGACGATCTCACCAGAAATGTTCAGACCCTTACGGTGACTAAGGACCGTTCCTTTACGTTCATCATCGATAAGGGCGATAAGCTGCAAAGCGAAATGGTAAGCGATGCCGGTCAATCTTTGGCCCGCCAGCTCAAGGAAGTTGTTGTTCCTGAGTTCGATACCTATTGCTTTAAGGTTCTTGCCGAAGCCGCTCAGGCAGCTGGTGGCTATGCAACTACCGCAATCACTAAGGCTAATGCTTACGAGATGTTCCTCGCAGGCCAGGAGTACCTTGGTGAACACAATGTCCCCGATGCAGGTCGTGTGGCATTCTGCACCTACAAATTCGCCAACTTCATGATGCAGGATCCTGCTTTTGTCAAGTATTCTGACAAGTCCCAGGATATGGTCATCAAGGGTATCCTCGGCGAGATCGATGGGTGCAAAATCGTTAAGGTTCCGTCCAGCAGACTCCCGGCTGGTGCTGCATTCCTTATTGCACACTCCGATGCTGCTGTCGGCCCGAAACAGCTCGAGGATAGACACGATTGTCCTCTCGCGGCGTGATCCGCGATAAATAAACCGGGTAAAATCGGTAAAGGCTAAACTGCTTTATAATTAATAGGAGACAGCTAATTGTATACAGTATATTGCCATACAAACAAGGTTAATGGAAAAAGGTATTTTGGAATAACGAATAAGACTCCGGAGAAGAGATGGGGCCCGAAAGGACACAGGTATTTAAAAAAGGCAAATGGCCAATATGTTCATGCGGCCTTTGCAAATGCTATTCTGAAATACGGTTGGGATTCGTTCGAACACGAGATTCTTTTTGAGGGCTTATCTCTTGAGGAAGCTAACCAGAAGGAAATTGAATTGATCGCTCAGTATAAGACAAACATCGTCCGGTATGGAAATGACTACGGCTACAACATGACGGATGGTGGAGATGGCTGTACGGGCGGTTTTCATTATTCCGGGAAAGAGCATCCTATGTATGGAAAGCACCAGAGTGATGAGGCTCGTAAAAAAATGCATGAGCACTGGAAAGAGTTCTACTCTGATCCTACACATTTCACTCACAAGGGCGAGAATGCTACTTTTTATGGGAAGCACCACACAGAGGAGTCGAAGAAAAAGATAGGCGCGGCTAATAGTGGGGCGAACCACGGCTTAGCTAGAAGTGTCTTGTGTGTAGAAACAGGAGAGGTTTTCCCAACATTAAAGGCAGCGGCTGATGCCTGCGGCGGCTTTCCTTCCAATATAGGAAATGTGTGCCGTGGCAAACGACCGACGATGTATGGGTATCACTGGCAATATGCTGACGAAAAAGCAGCAAGCTAATACCGAGGTAAGCATAGGAATTAAATCACCTATGACACCGTAACGCGTACCAGGTGGAACTACGAAAGTAGATGGATAACCCTGGCAAGAGTATCCGGCTTCCTACTATTTATAGAGGAAGATGATGTACGCTGAACTTATGGGAAACCATAAGAGCTACAGGATAAAAAGCCTGTAGGATAACAATATTGTATCGTATTCATGACGATCCTCCCGGAATCTCCGGTTGGCTCGTGGAAGGACGTACCATTTATGATTGCTTCGTTCTTAACGAAAAGCGTCATGCTCTGTACTACCACGGTGGACAGACTGTGTTCAAGACCATGGATGCCATGACCGCAGCTACTGCCGTTGGTAAGACTACCCTTATTGTTAATGGCCAGCTGAATGCTACCGGCAATAAGTGGTACTACATGACCGCTGCTGCTGCATCTGGTCTGACTGCTATTACCTATGGTTCTGCAATTACTACCAGTGCATGGACCGAGATGAAGGACGCTTCCAACAATCCGATCAACTACGTGGAGATCACTCCGACTTCTGGTCATACTGTGGCCCGTATCGTCGAAGTCGATTCTGCCAACAAGCCGGTCGGCTTTGCAGATGTCATCCTGAACATCGGCTGATAACCAAACTTATAGCGGGAATGTCAATAGCGGCATTCCCGCTAATCTTTTAGTAGAGGAGAAGTGCAAATGACTTATGGTGAATTAAAGAGGAGAGTCCTCAATCTGATCTTCTCCTATTCAATAGCTGGGGACGAAATCGAATTAACATATAACAACCAGGAAGACTATGTCAATCAGATACCGGGACTGCTGAATACCTGCCAGTCCTATATCTATCAGGTGAAGCATATTGAGGATTCCATTAAACTGGAAGACCTTCAGATGGAAGAGCTGGATAATGACACTGTCCTGTACCATCTTCCGGACGACTGCCTTAAAGTTGTACCTGGTTTAATTATACCCCGAGGACGGAGTCACGGAGATATCTTCCATCGCTTTACACGGTATAAGCTGTTTGGTGGAAATAAGATGCTGTGTCCGAAGGGCCTTCCGGAAGGTACCATACTGGAGTACCAGAAGAGAAGCGTTCCTGTTCCAGAGGGGGTCAAGGATAATTTCGTGCTGAAGAATCCGGATGAAGTGAATGATATCATTCCTTTTTATATTGCAGCGTTTGTTGTGCTGTACGATGATCCGTTCCGGTACTCGGCATTTTACAATGAATTTGAAACTAGATTACAAAGGCTTATGCTGAATCCGGCATACGTCGAGGATAACCATATCCAGGATGTATACGGCGGATTCAGGGAGGGCTGGTGGTGGTACTAAATGGCTGGATACGTTAGTCTTGGTAGCATGCCGACTCCCAACCGGGAGTATGTTGTCAACTTCGAGAATCTCAAAGGCGGCCTTAATCTGTATGAATTGGATTATAGAATAGACAACGATGAGAGCCCGGAGATGAAGAATCTCTGGTGGCGTGATGGTGTCCTTACATGCAGAGATGGTCAGGAGTTCGTTAACAATCTTGTTTACGGTTCCCTGCATGCTGTGTATGAGAGACTGTGGAACGGACATATGTTTGTCCATACCGACACCAAGATCTTTGTTGTAGATCCGGAGGACGGTACCAGGCAGGTCCTTTACAACGGCGGAGAAGACATGACGGTAAGAGGAAAGTTCTTCCCTTATAACGAGAAGCTGTATTACAAGACGACTGGATATTATATAGTGATATCCTACGACGAAGCTGACGATTCTTTTTCAGCCACGGATGCGGAAGGGTATACTCCGGTAACCTACATCAACTGTTCGTATGTTAACGGCTCCGGATATGTCTACCAGCCGGAGAACAGACTCAGTCCTTACAAGACGCTGTGGTATAACTCCGCCTATACGCTGACAAATACCGTGACTGGCAGCCTCAGCGTGTCCGTAGAGGAGTCGTACTTCCGGATGAGGATAAATGTACCGGGGAGTTACACGTTTACTTATAACAATGGATGGACGCTGAATGGGGCTAGTGTTGATCCGCTGGACTACGGAATCAGGGTTGGCGGTACTCCGGTTAATGGAAATACTATTGTAGTAAAGCTCGCATTTGTCAATGAGTACTATCTTCCTGTTGACGCTTCTGACGTTACGAAAGTAGAAGTAGACGGTGTAGAGCTCGCAACCGAGAAGATTACTGCATCGAGTAATCCGGCATCTTTGAAGCCAGTGGTTAATGCGGAGAACTGGAGAGCAGCGGTCAGTTCCTCCGGTACTTACCGATTTACCTACGATGGATCCTCTTCCACATGGAGGTTAGCAGGTACCGCCGTTAGCTTGAGTAACTACGGTATCTCGATTACCGGAACGCCGAGTGCGGATAACACGATTACTGTTGTGTATACGAGAGGCGGTTACTGGTACGATGAAGGGAGCGGCGTTGTAGGATTCTTCGATCCGCCCACTGTGTATTACCCGGAGATCAATAACACGGTCCGGATAACGTATAAGCAGGATAACGAGGTAGCATATAACAACATCATGGACTGCTCTATCGCTGAAGTGTACGGCGGTACAGGAGCCTTGTGTGTGGTTATGGCAGGAAGTAAGACCCAGCCTAACGCATACTTCTGGAACGGGCAGAACTCCGTTGCTATGGACCCGACTTACTTCCCAATGACACAGTACCAGCTCGCCGGTGATATGGTTGACCCGATTACAGGGTTCGGCAAGCAGCAGGGGTATCTGATCGTATTTAAGGAAAGATCTGTTGGCAGAACATCTCTTGAGACTCAGACGGTCGATGAGAGACTGACAATCGATCTGGCGTATACAGCTATCAACTCCAAGATAGGCTGTGACCTTCCGTACACCATCCAGCTGATCGAGAACAACCTGGTCTGGTGCAATCGGTCTCAGGGCGTTCATTTCCTGGCTAATACTTCGGCAGCGTATGAAAACAATGTCGTGTGTATCAGTAAGAAGATAAACAGATCACAGGCAGACTGGTCCAAGGGTCTGATCCCGGATCTGGAGAGAACCGATACAGTCAATATCATATCCCACGATGACGATATGCGCTACTGGCTGGTGGTTGGCACCGATGTCTGGCTATGGGACTACACGATCAGCACCTACACAAAGCCTTCGTGGTTTTACTTTGAAAATATAATGGCGAGAGGATTCGTTCAGGACGGCAACACATTATGGCATTTCGACCGGGTAAGCCGCTTGACTATTTTTAAACGAGTCTTCCATGACTATAACCAGGCGATTGATAAGGTTTATAAGTTCGCCGTACAGTACTTCGGTACGTATGATAACAAGAAGAACATAAACTCCATCATCGTGAATACCATATCTACCACCAGTACGGTGATAGATGTAACGTACCATACAGAGTACGAAACCAGAAAGGACCTGACACCATTAGTGGTTGATGCGTGGAAGCTGATACCTCGTGATCTGTCGTTCCGGAATTTAAGGGGCGGTGGTTTTGCGAGAGTATTCCGACGGAAGCCACACTGCCGAAGGGTGCAATACTTTACTTTTAAGCTGGAGAATCACGATCCGAAGAAAGATCTTACGATTGTCTCAGCTCAGATATATTACAATTATCAAGGGAGGCACAGATAATGAGTGTTTCTCAAATGACATTCGATAGAGTCTGGACGAGCGCAACAGACTTCCCGACATATGTTGCTCAGGAAGAAACCGTTCGTGCGGACATGCAGTATTTGTTTGACTTCATAAAGAACCACTTCAATAACTTCGTAACGAACGAGCTGCTGGCGGAGAACATTCCATTCAGTCCTACACCGGGTGCTATCGAGGCGGTTGATCTTCAGTCTGCCATTGAAGCGGTACACCAGGAAGTGGTTGACGTTACGCAGGACTCCGTTGCTGATGGTTCAATTACCCTGGCTAAACTCTGTCAGGTGAGCGGGTCTGAAGCGGTTGATACGGATGCGATCCGGGATGGCGCGATTATCAGTTCCAAGATAGCTGACGGCACGATCACTGCTGCGAAGCTGGCTAGTGGCGCGATATCCGGTGGTTCTCTTGCAGCAGGAAGTATTACAGGAACGCAGCTTGCGAATGGCGCGGTATCCACTGACAAGCTTGGTGCTAATGCCGTAACAAGGGCGAAACTCGGTAATGCAGCTGTAGGTTCGGACCAGATTGCGGATGCTGCGGTTACTACAGCGAAGCTTGGGTCTAAGGCTGTGGCTACCGGGAATATTGCTGATGGGGCAGTTGGTACGAACCAGCTTGCGAATTCGGCTGTTACTTCGGCTAAGCTGGGGGCAGGGTCGGTTATTACGGCTAAGCTTTCGGATGGAGCAGTTACGAATGCCAAGATTCAGGACGGTACGATCAGCTACGCTAAGACCGACGGAACTACTATTCAGAAGAAGCATGCCGGTCCTATCGCTGTGACGATTGCTGTTGCGGACTGGAACTCGTCCCTTCAGGCGACTAAGACCGTGAGCGGTATTAAGACTGATAACTCTCAGTTTGTCACATGGACTCCGGCAGATGCTTCGTATGCGCTCTGTGCTAACAATGGTGTTCGTAGTCTGATTACTCCGCCTGCCGCGAACCAGGTGAAGTTCCAGTGCGATACGAAACCGACGAGCGCAATTACGGTTTACTTTACTATATTTGATTAATAGGGGGCAGGTATATGGCACATTTTCAATTCGCGGTATCGGGTCATGTACTTGACCTTCTTTCCCCAACCAGGGGAGTAGCGGATGGCTTGCATATCAACTCCGCTGAATTTGAGTTCCGGTCAGCTGACTGGGATGGAATGGTTAAGTGGGCGCACTTTTCCAATCCTGAATACAATGACGGCGAGCAGCAGGACTTCCTGCTGGAAGGCGATGAGATTTCTTCCGCTCGTGGTTTGAATCTCCCCTCCGGCATTTGGGAAGTATACCTCACCGGCTATCTGATATCTAATGATGAAATTATTCGAAGGAACCTTACAGAGTCCCAGCTGATCATGATTGTTCCTTCCGGATTTGAGGATAACGCGGCTATTTCGATGGTTGAGCCTACATTTGCTGAACAAGTAATAGCCAGAGCGGAGTCAGCTTATGCGGATCGAATAACGAACGCCACAGTAACTGTTGGCGAAGGGGTAGGCACTCCTACTGCGGAGGTAGTGATCTCCGGTCAGTCAGGGACGAAGAGCCTAGACTTCCATTTCGATAATCTGCTATCCAACGGCATCGCATCGTTCGAAGTAAGCGAAACCGGCTATGTTACGATCACTCTGAACGATGGTACGGTAACTGAGTATGACGGTATTGAACGGGCTCTGGAAGAGATCAATGACCTGATCATAGGCAGCGCACAGGCTGAAGAGGCCAGACAGTTTGCCGAAGCCGGACGTGTTGAAGCTGAGAACTTACGTGTCGCAGCTGAAGAGGCAAGAGCCGCTGAGTTCAATACCTGGGGTGATATCCAGTATACAGCAGAGGCTTGGGCGGTTGGTCAAAGGGCTGGTGTTGATGTAGATCCGACTGATGTTACTTATGAGAACAATGCCAAGTACTGGGCTGAGTATGCTGAAGAGCATGCGGACCAGAACCAGGATGCGTTCTCCTATGTGCAGGTTGGCGACACTACGATTGCTGCCGATCTTCCTCAGGATACATTAACACTGATCGCCGGTGACAACGTAACGCTTACTCCTAACGCAGAGAACGACAGCATTACGATTGAGGCATCCGGTGCAGTACGTGGGGTTAAGGGTAACGCTGAGTCTACGTACAGGACCGGAGAGATTAATCTTACTCCGGCTGATATCGGTGCAGCTCCGCAGGGTACGGTTGATGATATTGTTGTTATGAGTGACACTCAGCCGACATCTCCGAATAACAGGATCTGGATTAAGCCGGGTACTACGATCTCCGTCCCCACGATGGATGATATCACGGCAGCGGTTGAAGCTCTCGGTACTGACGATATTGATAACGAGTCTACGGTAACCGGAACGACCACCACGGATGCTCTGAATACTCTGAAGACCGGGATCGATACATTAGGTAATACAGTAGCTGGTCTGGGTAGCGACGATATCGCTAATGACTCTACTGTAACCGGGACTACGGTATCCGATGCGCTGGACGAGGTTAAGGGTTCTTTAAACTCCGAGCAGACAACAAGACAGAATTCAGATACAGCACTACAAAGTGCGCTTGCTTATGTAGAAACTAATTTTCAATCGGCATCAAGAACATATGC